ACGCAGGGCGGCGGGTTTCGCCCGCATCTCGACATCCCGCGCTACGTGAATCTGTGGCGTGCGGGGTTGCTGGATTTGACGGGAACGATTTCGCACAAGTTGCCGCTGGAACACATCAACACGGGAATTGATCTTGTTCGCAACGGATTGGCTGGTCGGGTAATGATTTCACTGAAATGAACCTGCATACACGCGAATCACTGATCGCCTTTGAAAACCGAATCAAGGGCTTATGGGAAGAAGGAGAACTGCCTTCCCTGCTGCACCTATGCGGGGGAAACGAGGATGAACTGATCGAGATTTTCAAGCGCATCAATCACGACGATTGGGTATTCACCAGCCACCGCGCCCATTATCACTGTCTCTTGAAGGGGATGAGCGAGGAACAGCTTGAGCAGGAGATACGCGAGGATCGTTCCATGTTCGTGTTCAGCAAAGAACTGAAAATCTATCAGTCGGCAATCCTTGGCGGCACTTGCGGCATCGCGGCTGGCGTTGCTGCCGGAATCAAGCGGGCAGGCGGGAATGAACGGGTGTGGTGCTTCCTCGGTGATGGGGCATACGAGAACGGGCATTTGTTTGAGGCCGCTCTATACGTCACAGGGCATGAACTGCCATGCACCTTCATCATTGAGAACAACAACAGACAGGTGGATACCAGCATCAAGGACAGGCGCGGGGAAAACGCGCTTGCCTTCTCCATGAACGCGCCGTGCATCGAGGAATACTACTACCAGCCAACATATCCTCATGCCGGGAGCGGTTGTAAATCCATCATCACTTTCAAACGAACCACACCGCTACTATGAAAACGCTCATCGGAATAGTCTCATACGGCAACCTGCCCTTCCTGCAACTCGCTATTCGCGGCATCAAAGAAACACTGACAAAGGATGCTGATATTTTAGTGGTGATAGCTGATCCAAAGGACTTCAATATGGAGCATTGGTTGTCGGCTGGAATGATCAACTACATCCGAAATACCGAGAACATCGGGTTCGCCGGAAGCATCAACGACATCTTTGAGTATGCGTGGGTTAAGGGCGATTACGACAACGTGATCATCATGGGGAATGACGTTATCCCGTATCCCGGCGCACTCGACGCCATGATCAACTGCGCGGAAACAACCGATTGGGAATGGATATGCGCCTCACAGTTTGACTCAAAATCCCTTGTAGCCCGATACCCCGAAGCCGCGCAATACTTCAAAGGCGATACGCTAGAGTTCACGGACTTCGATGCAAGACCGTGGGAGATGCACAGGGATTTTCATGCACCACATATCGAAGCGGATTCTCTGAAAGACGTTCGCAATCTCGCGCTGTTCAAGCGCAGCGTATTCGACAAGACGGGATACGCCGATGTGAACTTCTGGCCGAACGCATATTTCGAGGACAACGATGCCGCGAGGCGGGCAAACCTATGCGGGGTGAAGGCGTGCGGACTCAGCGAGGCTGCATACTTCCACTTTTGGAGTCGCACCATACACCAGGGCGAGAATCGGCAGCACTCCAAGTATTTTGAGCGCAACCTTTCTCACTACATCCACAAGTGGGGCGGGGCGGTTGGCGGTGAAAGCTATTCGCGGCCATTCGACGGCAGAGGATTCCAGTTGTCGCCGGAAATCTTTTTCGCGCCTGACATGAGAATCGCATCACGGGATCAGGAGCAGGCGATTATCCGCCATTGGTCAACGCTATGAGGGCACTACACCAAATATGGATCGGAGAAAAGCCGATACCCGAACGCGAGGCTGCGTGGTGCAGGGCTATGGAGGAAATGAATGGAAGCTGGAAGCATCGGCTGCACGGCAACGAACTGCTGGAACGCTACGGGCAAGACCCATTTTTGAAATACATGGTCGCCAAGAAAGAGCGTATCGCCTTCATCACGGATCGCCTGCGCGTGCTGCTTCTGCAAGAGGAAGGAGGCATTTACGTGGATGTGGATAGCCAGCCGATACGACCGTTTGACTCGATTGACGTTTGGAATCGGTATGACTTTGTAGCCGGGTTGCGCTCGCCATTCCGCAAAGACGTAGCCCTTCATCGCGCCGTCCCGATTGTGGACAACACCCTCATGGCATCCGTTCCAAACGGCAGGATGATAGGGATTATTGCCGCTCTGTGGACTCCTGCGCAAATCACTTCCGAGAATCACGCGATTAACGGTCATAGGACAGGGCTTGCAATTATCGAGAACTGCGATTACACGACTTGTTTGCTTAACCATCGTTACATATATTGTGAGCAGAAATATCCCGAAACACTGATATTACACGACACTCATAACCTTGGAACATGGGTTAAAAACTGATATGCCACGCATCAAAAACAGATCAATGGTTCCCTCAATCCCGATTATTTGGAGGAACGGGAATCATGTTGTCGAGTGGCGCACCGTGCATGAGACGTTCAATCAGTGGGTCGGCAAAGTGAACTCCTATTGCGCGGCAAACGGAATCACCGCACCGACAGAGGACGAGCTAGACGAACTCGCCTGCACTCAATTTCCGCATCACGTATGCACGGGAGATAGGAATTACCACGCGCCAGTGATGCACCGGAGCGGCGGCGGGTGCTCAAGTTGCGGAGGTAGGCGATGATCGATTTCCTGCTACGCATCGTCATCGGGTGTCTCGTTATCACGGGCGCATGGGCGGCGTGTGGCAAGGATATGATTCTTGAGCCGATTGCCGATGCGCTGGAAGTGGTTCTGCCGAAGTGGTTCTGCAAGCCTTTATTTGTCTGTCCTGCTTGTATGTCGAGCGTATGGGGCACGACTGTCTATTTTTACACGGGAGGAAATGGTTATCATTACCCTCTCTACCTTTTCGCGCTTTGTGGCGCAATGCACCTGATCTCCATCCATCTACTCTCTAATGAGCGACAATAATTCACCAGCCGACACAACGCCACTCAGCGTTCAGACCGTTGATTCAAAAGGAAAAGCACCCAAGCGCAGGGTAGCCACTACTACCGCTGCATGGTCAGCATACGTGAAAGCGCGAAACGCAAACATGAAGCGGGATCAACGGTTTGCGGACATCGCAGGCATCTATGCAGGATTCCCGCCAACCCCGCCTTCGACTCAGGAGGCAAACGGGCAGGCGGATATGCCCAACATCAACACCAAACAGTTTCAAGCCAAGGTGGACACCTACCGCTCAACGTGGATGGCTATGTCGGCACAGGGAGACGGCTATGCCGAAGTCATAGCGGAACACGACGACTCGATGGAGGCTGAACGTCGCGGAAAGGTGATTACGGAAGAAATGAACTCGGCAATCCGGCGATGGGATAACTCCGATTTCGAGCAGGGGAATCAGTATATCCTAGAGTCGGCAGCGCGGGATACGCAGATGGGGCTATTTGGTATCGGCATCGCGTTCTTCCCTGATTCGGTGGATTTCCGGTTCAAGGTGATACCGACGCGCCGGGTGCTACTGCCGGAGGGCACGCGCCTCTCGATGGACAACTGTTCTGCAATGTGGATCGAGGATCAGATTTCAGTGACAGACCTTTACGGAAGATGCGGGATGGCCGGATGGAACGACAAGGCGATTCTGCGCAACCTGTATGAACACGTAGAGCTGACTTCGCAGACCAGCCAGCGCAGGTTCACGTATAGCGAATGGGTAAATCAGATTCGCAACAACGACGCTTGGCTTTTGAGCGAGTTTCTTCCGATTCGACTGATTCATATGTTCGTGAAGGAGTTTGACGGCAGTATCACGCAATGCACGTTCACGGATTTGTTCGGACAAGGACGCGCCGAAGAAAAATCCAAAGACGAGGACGCAAGTTCGTTCATCTACGAGAGAGTCAACATAGCGAAACGCTGGCAGCAAGTGATAGTGCCGTTCGCGGATAATGCAGGGCCGGAAAACGATTGGCACGGGGTAAAGGGGTTTGGCGATCTCATTTTTGACGGATGCCACTTGAACAACCTGATGTTCAACCGCGGAGCTACGGGAGCCGTGCTGACGAATATGCTAATGTTCAAGGGAATGTCAGAGTCAGATACGCAAAAGCTGGATCAGATCACCCTATCCAACCTTGGCATCATGGCTCCGGGGCTAGAGATGGAGCAGCAACGGTTTCAAGCGGACATTGAAGGTGCATTGCAGATCGTGGGAATGGGCAGTCAGCTGATCGCAGAGAACACCCGAATCAGCCCGCAGAACGACAAGACGACAACAGGGGAGCAGCCAACGGCAACACAGGTAACAGCAGATAGGGCAGACAGAGCGCAGTTTTCCACGTTGCAGATTATGGTGTATCGGTCAGTCGGACTCGATGTGCTTTTCAGCGAGATGTATCGCAGGTTGGCGCAACCAGCGAGCAAGTATCCCGAATCATGGGGCGGCGGCGAAGTCGCAAAACGGTTCCGCGACAGGTGCAAGAAGCGCGGCATTCCAGAGGGAGAGTTGATGGATGTGAAGTGCGTTCGCGCTAACCGCAACATTGGCAGCGGAGATTTGTCGCTTGATTTGATGAAGGGCAAGGAACTCATGGGCGTAGCAACTCCAGGCAGGGGGCAGTTGAACGCAAGGAAGGAAATCGTGGCTGCACTCAAGGGAGTGGAAATGGTATCGGCATTCGTGGAGGAAGAAGAACCGCAGCCCGGACAGGATGCAGTTCAGATTGATAACGAGAACAACTTGATTCATCTCGGTCAGGTTCCGATAGCCTACGGATTCCAAGATCAGGAGCGTCACGTATCAAAGCACATGGAATTGCTGTCACAAGCATCACAGGTAGTTCCGCAACTCATGGATCAGGGAATCAACCCACAGAACCTTGAAGGCGCGAAAAAGCTGAACATTCTCATGGATGCAGGAGTTCAGCACGTAGGCCAGCACGTTCAACTCATGGCTTCAATTCCACGCGCAGGGAATCAGCCCGCGCTTTACGAACAGATGGTTGCCGCAATTACCAAGCAGTTGAACAACCTGCAACAGTTAAGCACATCGCTGGCGGAAGATATTCAGAAAGCAGACGTTCAGCAGCAACCGCAGGCATCGCCGGAAATGATGAAGGCGCAACAGGAGATGCAGATCAAGCAGGCGCAGGCGCAACAGGACATGGCGTTGAAAGATCAAGCGCACAAAGCGAAGCTCGGCAATCTCGCGGTTACGACACAAGCGCGGACTCAAATGAAGTTGTCGGATCATCAGATGACGCAGGCGCAAAAGGATGAGCAGAAACGGCAGGATTTGCTTCACCAACAGGCGCAGGGAGCGCAAGACTTGACTCTTGGAGCGGCAAAGGCGCAGCAGGATATTTTGGTAAAACAAAAGTCTGATGAGATGAAACTTGCGGCAGAAGCTATTTCGACACGGCAGGACATCGCCAGAAAAGAAGCAATGAGCAAGCCGAAGAAAACCAAGAAACCAAAGAAAACCAAATAAATGCTACAAGAAATTGCAGTCCAACTAAGATTCCTCCAACTCTTTACGCACAACGCGCACAACCTAATCTCAGGAGTCACGTTCCTTTCGGATCACAAGTTTTTTGGAAAACTGTATCCTATTTACGAAGCTGCTTACGATAAAATCGTAGAACGAGCTATCGGAACAGATAAGGAAATTGATCTATCAACCGTAGCCATGAATGCAGCAGAAATGGTTGAGAAGATGGAAGAAGATAATACTTCCGAAGATTGGTTCTACGCAATTCTCGCAGGCGAACAAGGGCTGTGCGGCATGGTTGAGAAATGCTTCAAAGAATCGAAGAAATACAGTCAAGGAACCTTGAACCTCCTAGCTCAAGTTTGCGACGACTCCGAAGCACGCCAATACAAAATGCAACAACGCCTAAAATGACAAAGAAAGAACTCCACTCGCACATCGGCCCGAAGGTCGTTGAAATGATCTCGGACACCACGTTCGCGCATTTACTTGAGTGCGCCCGCGAAGAAATGACAAATGTAGGCGCAATCACCGATCCAACCAGCATCATCAGAAACGAAGGCTATATGCAAGGCTGGCGCGGCTGCATCGCTTTCTTAAAGAACATCGGGAAACTCAAAGTCGAGGAAGCACCCAAACCGCAGGCGCAGCTTTACGCCGATCCAATTTCAGACAACAGACCCCAACTTTAATCTATGGAAACTACAACCGCAAAACCAGCAACAGAAACCACACCCGCAATCCCTGCTGCACCACCAGCGCAGGAAACCAAAGGCCCTCTCACCCCGGAACAGGTAAATGCCGTAGTCGGCAACCTGCTTAAACCGAAGGTATCGAGCCTGCCGGAAATCCAGCAACAAAAGCCGAAGCAGGACAAGCCGAAGGAGCCGGAAGCCAAGGTTGAGAGTGATGCCGACAAAAACTTTGCCGCGCTCCGCAAGAAAGCGGAGGAAGCGGAGAAGCGTGCAGCAGAACGTGAAAATGAATTGACGAAGGTGCGCGAGGAATATGACACATTCAAAAAGAATCCCGTGCCGAAGGAATACGAGGAAAAGCTGACAGCAGCGGAAAAGCGGGCGCAGGAGTTGCAGTCGCATCTTCGCATCGCTGACCTTGCCCGTGATCCAGAGTTCCAGGGTAAATACAACAAGCCCATCGAGGCTGCTGTGAAATCTATGAGCCAGTTGTTCTCGGAGGCCGGAGTTGATCCAGCAGAGATCAAAAGCGCAATCGCCACATGGAACGAAGAACAGTTCTCGGATTGGGCGGATATGCTGCCAGCGGCAAAACGGATGCGCTTCAATTCCGCATATCAGAAGGCAATCGAACTCGATATGCAGCGGAATCAAGAGTTGGCGGATTCCGAGACTACGTGGACGAATCTACAAAAACAGCGGCAGACGGATGCTGAGAATAATCAGAAGCAGTATTTCGCATCGCTCAAGTCTGAACGCAATTCCGTGTTTGCGGAGATTGAGGCATCGCACAAAGAACTCTTGGCCGATCCCGATATTCGCAGGCAAACGGAGGAAATACTAGATCGCGCTATTGGCGCAGACGGCAAAGGACTATCAACCCGCGATATGCTTTCCAGCCTCGCGCATACGCATACTTTAGCCCATCACTTCAAACGTGTGGACGGTGAACGCGCAAAGCTCGCAGAGGAAAATGCAGCGTTGAAGGCGAAGCTGGAAGAACGGGATTATTTCATCAAGGGCGTCAATGGCTCCATCCCTGTGCCAAGCGGTTCTGCGCCTTCGCAGAGTTCGGCTGATGTGGATTCGATTGTCGGGAAACTTCTGCGCCCTACTGTTAGGGCATAGAAATAATCAGCGAAAATAAATATTGACGGTCTGCTGATATTCTGCTTTTACAGAAACCAGCGTAGCCCTTTCTTCACACCGAAGGGCGAGCTAATTGAGTTTCTGATTCAGCCGTTATGAACATCAGGGTAGTCCGGCAACTACCTCGGAAATGAGATTGGAAGGGACGACCCGCAACCGTCACAGGTGAAAAACTCAACTCACTTAACCAACTCATTTATATGTCAGAATCCGTCATTGGCTCCATCGGCTGTTCAGCCGACATCAGTAATCACTTCTCGCTCGCGCAACATTATCTCGATCCAATCTTCAAACGCCTCAACGGGCGTCAGGGAGTTTGGGAAGGGATGATCCCTGACGGCGGGCGTTTCCCCGTTGGATCGGGCTTCTCGTCCCGCGTCACTACACTCGCTCAACAGCGTCTCGGCTATGAGGACTTGAACCTCTGGCAAGACATGGTGGGCTTGCAATCCGACTGCGCCGTTACCTGCGACCCGCCTAATAAGGTGGTTGATCCCGGCAACGCGAATCATCAGTGGTATCGCCTGATGAACATCTCCTACAATACGACTCCGTATTGCTTGGAATCCATGTTCTCGGCATCCCTTTCGCTCGATCAACAGATTGAGCAAATCTACAAAGACCTCATGTATATCCGCTCGGATGTCATGGACGAGTTCTACCGCAACAATCAGGTTGGCCTTTCCGCCTTCCGCTGGATGGGCTACGACCCCGCCAGCACTCAGGCTGGTTCTCCTGCCCTATTGAGCGATCAATGGCGTTTCGCCACGGATGCCAACGGCAACGTGAACACGAAATACATCATCCTCGATCCAACGGTGAACCCGAACAGCATTGCGCTGCTCTCGACTGATATTCTCAATCGCGTCCGTAACTACGGCATCCCGATGGGAACCTTCAATCCCGAAGGCGAAATCAAGCTGCTTACCGACTACGAGACATTCAGCGCATTGCCGCTGTATGATACCAATCGCCGCGAGGACAATCGCTTCCGCGCACCTGTCACGCTCAACCCGGACTACGTTGCAACCACGCACTACGCCGGATACTCGCTCAAGAACGATTACTTCGCCTTGCGCTACAACTGGACGCTTACTGATCCCGCCTATCCAAAAGGCGTGCTCAAGCGCGTGTATCAGTGGAGCAATCGCGCAATCAGCGAAGGCTGCTTCTCGCAAACCAATCAGGAATACATTGATGCAGATTTCAGCCTGCACATTCCTTGGTCGGATATGGAGTCAGTCTTTGAATGTCAGAACGGCGAACAGCCGCTCTCCGCTGGTTCCGGTGTGAACTTCGCCGCTGCTGCCTCCCCTTGGGATGGCACATGGCGTTGGATCAACGAAGTGAACGAAGTCACCCCATGCAACCAAGACCGCAACAAAGGTTACTGGCGCATGGTGTTGAAGAAAGCCGCGAAACCCCTGATGTTCGGTCAGCGTGGTCATGTGGTTCTCTCACGCCGCTTCCCGCTTCGTGGTGTCACCCGCGCCTGTGCAACGCTGCAAGTCAGCACCACTGGATCGGTGGATTGCACGAACAACTGTCCTGCACAGGACTTCTACCCGCCAGCCCTCGTTACACGCTATACGTGTGGCGGCTGGAACAGCGGTGGAACCTGCGCATCGGCCTAACTGTAATCGTCCAAACCCCGCTGCCGTCCATAGCGGCAGCGGGGGATGGGCCAACTCTAAAACTATATGGCACTACCAACCTGCAATCCTTGGACAAGCAACACGGTTCGGCAAAGTCAGCAAGTCGCTGCCTGTAACGAAAGAAGTTCCCGCGCCGGAGGGCAAGAGCTTCAAGATGTCACGTTCCTACTCACGGTTCTCGATTCCCTTCAACGCCTTGCGGTCAAGGGCGCAACCGGGTTTCAGAATCTATCGGCATACATACGATGCGACGGCGAGGCAACCGCCCACGACGCATACGTTCAACTCAACGAACTCAGCCCACCGATACAGGCGAACTCCGCAGAATTAAAGCAGATCATTCTGTGGCAGCTTGCCAATCCGATGTGCTCTCTGGGAGCATAACATGGCCGCACTACCTACTTGCGATTGCGTCAAGAATCAGACACCGAATGAGGTTCAGCAGAGCATCTATTGTGCGCTGCTTGCGGTGGTGGCTGCAACAGGTGGCGACACGGGTTCTGACGAATACACATCAAATCCATCTGTCGTAACGGCATCTGGCAGCTTCCCGGTTGGCGCGTTGGGATGGAGCATTACCGCATTGAGCGGGACTGTGACGATCAACGGCACAACGCTTCCTGTTGGTTCCACAATCACGGGAGGCGGCTACGGCGGGCGCACGCTTAAAACGGCAATCGCCTACACCATTGCCGCTGCATCCAGCGCGGCTATCAATTACGACACCCCTTCTTAATCCATGTCTGCTGATACAAGATACAACGAGTCATCTCTGATTGATAACGGGCTGACTACGCAGGCTCTATTTGGCGGGGGGCTAGGGCTTCCGCCAGTATGGACAACGCTTGGGGCGAATGTAAAAGCATGGCTCGTAACTCCGACCAGCGCGAATCTACTATCGGCGGTTGCGACTACATCCACTGGCACGGGCGCACTTGTGTTTGCCACTTCGCCAACATTTACCACTTCCATCATCGCGGGCAGTCCAACAATGGCGTTGCTGAATACCACGGCAACAACCGTGAACGCCTTTGGCGCGGCGACGAACATCGTGATGGGTGGAGCCACTACGACAGGAACAACAACCACATCCGGGCTGGCGATGACATTTAACTCATTGACCTATGGAACTGGTGTTTATATCACCACAAACGCAGCATCCATGTCGAGCGGCGCAAAGCTGCTGGACATTGTGATGACTGGAAACGGTCCCGGCAGTGGTAGTATGTCTGCTGCGAATGTGACGCTTTCGGGAACCAACTCTTTTTCGAGCATCACTACAACGGGGCAGACAATCTCAAACACGCGCACGGGGACATCTTCAACCAACATCGCGCTCACGTTGACCGCATCCGGGGGCAGCACCAGCACTGCACTGAATGTCACAGCGGGCGGTGTCGTCATTGGCACTTCTGGCACTGCGATTTTAAAGGTTCTCAGCGCAACTGCCACACTCGATTTCGGAAGCACAGCGGCAGGCGCGGTGAGCGACTTAACAATCACCGTCACTGGAGCGGCTTTGAATGACGTTGTGATCTTGGGTGCTCCGAATGGTTCCGTTCCAGCAGCAGGCACTTTTTTCGCGTGGGTATCCGCAACGAATACAGTCAAAGTTAGGTTTGCCAACAACGCTCTTGTTACGAGTTATGACCCTGCCAGCGGAACCTATCGCGTCACAGTAATTCAACACTAAATCACCATGCCAAAAATCATCATTCAATCTCCAACGGTCGTCCTTGTTGACGGCGAAAACTACGGCAAAGTTTGTGACACCATTGCCAACAATCGGCAACTCGCTTCTGACATTCAGATTGCGCTTGAAGAGTGGGCGTCGGAGTTGACCGCAGAAAACGAACGCCTCGCCAAGCTCCTAGCCGAAGCGTCCGCCGCTTTTGACGCTGGAGACATCGCCACACTGACTGCGATGCGCGAAGCCGCACTACAAACCGAAACCGAAAAGAAGCTCGCCGCCGCACTTGCAAAAAAAGCAGAGGCGGAAGCAGAAATTGCCTCACTTACTGAATAAGCCATGACACTTGAAAACGCTTTGCTCGTCGCCGTTAGCTCTGTGACTGGTGCTTTGTGCTTTCTTGCGAAAATCCTTTGGCATCGTAGCGAACAATGTGAGTCAGACCGGAAGGAACTACGAAGCGCAATCGAATCAGTAAAAACTCAAGCGGGCGAGAACCACGGGATGCTAATGGCTTACAGGATGTGTCCCGGCAAGCCCTGCCCTTTTAAGGAATCCATAAATCCATGAACAAAACAAAGCTCATCTCACTCGTCCTTGCGTTTGCCGCAATCCCGCTTTCCGTGGATGCTACCATTATCAAACTTCCAATTATTCCTGCGTCCGTATCTATGTATTGGCCGCTAATTATTGCAGTTGCTTCCGCTCTTCACAAATGGGCATCAACAATACAGGAAAAACCAAAGCCATGAGGCCCAAGTATTCTGTTTCATTTATCCTGCTCGCGCTTTTCTCTGTTCTAGCCGCGCTTTACCTTACAGGTTGCTCCGCTATCCCGTATCGCGTATCTCTCCACTACGGGGTTGCTACGGCTTCTTATGACGGGAAGCGGGTGCTGTTGGATGTTAATGGGGATGCAATCGGAGAATCATTAAAAGGATATGCCAAGTGATGAAATACGCTTGGCGATTCTTACGCCAGAACAAGCACGGGATGCTCTGGCTAGGATAGCCGAAAAGGAAATCGGTGTGCGCGAGATTGGCGGAAACAATCGCGGGCCAAGGGTGCGCGAGTATCAGCTGGCGACTTGGACTGAGCCTGGAGTTTGGCCTTGGTGTGCTGCGTTCATCTGCTGGATTATCCGTGAGTGGCTAACGTCGCCAAGCGTTAAGGAGATTGCGCAATTCCACCGCCCGAAAACCACGGGTGCGTTTGACTTTATTCGTTGGGCTAAGGACGCAAAATTGCAAGTAATGGGCGAGAATGATCCGTGCAGGCGTGGAGACATTGTGGTTTTCGATTGCTCGCATATTGGGCTTGTGACAGCAGACAGCGAGCGCGGAGAAATTGAAAGCGTAGATGGAAATACAAACGGCAAGGGCGAACGCGACAGTGAATCTGGCGATGGTGTTTGGAGGAAGTATCGTCCGCGATCCGATGCCAAGGCTTTTATCCGTCTCGTATGAACCTTATGTCCATTGATATTCCGTGATTGCTTTATTCTAAAAACCAACTACAAAACGCTTATGTCCTGTAATTCATGCGGTTCTTCTCAACCTTGCGGGTGCAACTACATTGTAGAGTTGCCGGACAACCCCGTTGTCGCCTACACTTGCGCCAACATCAATCTCACGGGGATCGGCGTCTATGATTCGCAGAACGGCAACGAGTTCGACTTTCGCGGAATCACCAGCGGCAACAACTCCCTTCTCGTCACGTTGGATGCGGGCAACAACTCAATCCTGCTCACGTTCAACATCCAGCAGATCATTGACGACCTTCCCGATGCCACGACAACTCAGCGCGGGGTGCTGGAAACTGCTACTGATGCAGAGGCAATCGGCAAGGCACTCAATAACAAGATTTTGGTTCCAACGAATCTGGCGGCCATCGGAGCCACGACAAGTTTTGCAGGGTTGATCGAGATTTCCACAGACGCAGAAGCGTTAGCGGGAGCATCAACAAGCCTAGCAATTACTCCTGCGAATCTGGCTTACGTGAATGCCGCGCAACTCACGACACAGGTATTCGCTGATGCGGTAGCGCGGGCGGCGGCGGTTCCGGCGTTCAAGGGGCAGTTTGGGTATCAGTTGGATACATTGCAGCCGTATGTTGGCTATGCGGTTGGCGCGGGCTTATGGGCGGTGATGATTGCCGATGGTGCGCCAAACGCTTTTACGGGAAACCCCGTGAACATTGATGTGACTGCGGGTAGCATGGATTTTTACGGAACGCTGTCTTTTGCCAATGATATTTACTGGACGAGTGGAGCGTCCTTAAATCTTCAATCGGGCGGAATCATTGACTTTAGGACGGGTTCACTTGTTAAAGTAGCGTCTGTTACTGTTCCGGCCAATAGCGTTCTCGTCACAAACGCATCTGCGGGCAACTTATCCAGTAGCTTGATAAACACCTTCATCAGCAGCGCGAACACGCAAACGGGTTACACGACATTTAGCAACCCGGCCACTCTGCGAACCTGCGACACAGCGACCGTCACGTTAAGCCAACTCGCTCAGATCGTCGGCACTTTAATTTCTGATTTGAAAGCGGTCAAACTGCCAGCCACATAACCTATGTCCTGCTCCTGCAACTCCAATCCGTGCTCCTGTTCTCCCTGTTCTCCGGCCAACACGGTATATCAAGGCACTTGCGCCGATCCCGGTTCTGCCACAACCCTACGTCACGTTCTCGGACTCGACAGCAGCTTTTGTCAACGTAGGCTGCTTCCCGGTGACGGCGGTTATCTCGTAGCCCGTGAGACGGGCAGCGGTGGTTGGCTGATTGACTTCACCACGGAGCCAGTGGTTCCGCTTTCCAACTTTACCGCCGTTCAGAGTCAGACTTTTGGGCAGTTGCTCGTGCAGGGCAGCGACAACATCATGCGGACGTTGACAGGGCCGCCGATTGCCAACCTGTATCCGCGCACCAATGCGGCGGGACAACTCACGTTTGAGACATTGCCGCCAGCCTCGGTTCCTGATCCGCTGGTGGTGAATGACCTTACCGTTGTCACAAATGCGAAGGTGGCGGACTTGCAGATTACAGGGACAGCAACGGCAACGGGGCTTGCCACGGGAACTCTGACTCAGTTTCTTGGGCTAAATTCTTCCAACGAAGTTATAAAAGGCACGATTGCCGATACGGGTTCTCAGTGTGCTTCGTTTTACGAAACCGCATCATCTCCTGCTGGTATCGGGGTTACTCCGAACGTATCTGCCACACCGGGCCAACCGTTAATCATCGGGAGCTGCCTGTTTGATAGCTCCACGGCTGGCGGCACTACGCCAACGCTGATTACTGTTGATAATGCCACTACGCTACGTTGCGCGGTTGCCGGGGTGTATGTGATAGATTTTGGGGGTATGATAGCGAA